AAATTAATGAAGTCATATTTTAAAGACTAACATGAGCAAATCCGAAGTATTCCTACTCGACTGCATCGAAGGCATGAGCCTTTACCCAGACAAGCATTTTGATTTGGCAATTTGCGACCCGCCTTATGGTATTGGAATGTCAAGTTGGAAAAACGAAAGTAATGGAGATGGCTCAAAAGCAAAAGGATTTACAAAAGGTGGTAAAAACTTGCATACTAAAAAAGATTGGGATAATGGAATACCACAAAAGGAATATTGGGAGCAATTATTTAGGGTTTCTAAAAATCAAATTATTTGGGGTGGTAATTACTTTACAGAATTTCTACCACCTAAAATGGGTTGGATTTACTGGCACAAAAAAGGGAATGATGCTTCAAAATTTAGTGATGGCGAATTAGCTTGGACTTCATTTGATAGGGCTTTGAAATTTGTAAAATATGATTGGATTGGATTTGGCTACATAAACAATGCAGGAAGTGATAAAAAGATACACCCTACGCAAAAACCAGTTTATTTATATGATTGGATTTTAAAGAACTATGCGAATGAGGGAGATTTGATTTTAGATACCCATTTAGGAAGTGGAAGCAGTAGGATAGCAGCTTATAAAGGCGGGTTCAACTTTGTAGGCTTTGAAATTGATCAGGAATATTTCGACAAGGCAAACAAAAGGTTTGAGGATTACAGAGCGCAGTTGAAATTGTTTTGACAACAAAAAATTAATTTTGGAACTAACTGAACCTTATATATATTCGAAACATAATTCAACAACATGAACAACAGAAAAATCACAAGGGCGCGTCAGAAATTTACGCAATTTGTTCAATCAATTGTAGGTCGACAAAAGACTATAAAGATTGTTCACATAACTACACCAACAACGATTTTGTTAGGCAAGCCAACCAATCCAAATGTCATTTATAATCCGAGCAAACCACGACATCACAGAACGATTCAGGGGTCGATCAAAAAGCACGGGAAAAATTTAACGGGCATTCATGGCAGATATGTAAAAAAGTAATATATTCGCCCCATGTTTGGAAACAAAGATCAACACCTGCACATCCACATTGAACAGGATCACTCTGTTGCAATTCAAATCACACAAATAAACAATAAACTCGATCGTATCATTATGAAACAAGACGAACTCGTTCAAGAGCTGGCTGCTTTGAAACAACAGTCACTCAAAACAAATGCTGAAATCAACGCCAAACTTTCTGAGCTGGCTGCCGCGATTGAAGCACAAGGAAATGTTACACCTGAAGTGCAAGCCGCTTTGGGTGAGTTGAAGGCTGTGGTACAGGCAAATGACGACCTCATTCCTGATGCGCCTCCAGCAGAAGAATCACAAGCGTAAGACGAAGCCCTAACTGGCACTTGAATTTTGGACAGAAAAGCCCGTCAGCAATGGCGGGTTTTTTTATGCCCTGACGATTACAATTTTTTCGGAGTTGGTAAACCTGCAGTCGCAATGTACCCAAGTCGGGGTGTCGCGTAAATCTTCCAAGACAGTTATCAGTTGGTGATTGATCAACATTTCTTCATTCTGCAAGATGATGGAATGAATTTGCGAAGGCGTCATTCCTGAGATATGAAAATCGAAACCCCTGCCGTACTTGTGTTGACTCCACCGTGCGCCTGTAGTTTCGTTCCAACGTCTGAGGCCGCGTTTGGTAAACTTGCCGCCGCGCCACCAATTGTTGATGATCATCGGTTTTCCGATTGTCTCGCGCAAGAACTGAGCGGCAAGAACTATTCTGTGGTCGATTAATGCAATAGCCTTTTCACCACGCTCGCTGTAAATGTCGGGCGGGATGAATTCATCCAGGTAAAAGTTATCGCTTATTTTGACTCGATTCATTTGAGCATGTTGCGGATGGTTTCATCTTTTCTTGCGCTACCCTTACTCGTGCCGTAGTAGTATTCGCGAATACTAATGTATGAAGAAACAACGAGACCACCAAGTATCATGTCGAACAGTCTTTCGTTGGCCTTTGGAACTTCAAAGAAGGAAAGGAAAACAATCATGTATGCGGTGGCCGCCAATGTGAAAATGGCAATTGATCCCTGAATCCAATCGCGCTTTCCGCCCGAAACCTTCATGTATTCAATTTCACGACTGCGGGCGTCCTGTTTGTCTTGAACTTCGAGCCTCATTTCTTCGAGCCCAACCTCCATTCGTGTGCGTTCGATTTCCATCGCCCATTCGAGGCGCTTTTCTTCGAACTCGGCAGCAAGTGCGCGCACGTTCTCATCATTCTCCTTACGTTTGTTCAGTAGTTCACCTACACGCTCAACGGCATCGACGCCTGTGATGTCGCCAACGATTTCGAGAACATCGCCGGCAATGGGTTTAACCTTCTCGCGCATGAACGTGGCAAGTCCTGATTGTTTGAGGCGCTCTATTAGTTTGGGTTTGTCGCTCATTTCTTTTTGGTAAAAATTGAAAGAATTCGACCGAATATTCCTTGGTAGTTGTTGGTGATGTATATCAACAGCTTTTCGCCAAGTAGCGTGCTAATGGGTACAAGATAACCTGCCTGCGCATCCCATCCGTTTGCGGCACATAACGCACTAACGAGATAGCCTGCAAATATTGAGACGCCAACAATCCCGAACCATTGCCAAAGCGACATTTTACGTTTCATGCCGATTTCAAAACTTATTTTTCCGATTACACCAATGGCAGTTCCGACGATGTAACTCGACCACTTAGTAAAGAATTGCACAAGTTCATCGTGATAGTGCTGCATATACTCATTTTTTGGTTGTTAGGTGTCGTGTGATTATTACTGTAATGATTACAATGGCGATGTTGAAGGTCAATAAGTCATTCCAATGGTAAGCCCGGATTTAAGATATAAACCGGTTTCGGATCCGGTGGACAAACCGCGATAAAGTCCTCGCCACCGAGTGTGAGGATTGCGATTTCATCATTTTGCTGTAGTCTTTTGTTCATTGTCTTTTTGTTTTGCGATGAGTAGTTTTTTGTATTCGCGCAATTTAAGTAAATATTGTTTTTTAATTGGCGTCAGTAGTTTCATCAAAGTGGAAGTTTACGTAATAGGTTGCGATCAGGAATGTACCCCGTGCGACTTGATGCGCTGTTGCCTGTGCTGAACGATACGGCGGGCACAGTTGCGGTCTGGCTAATTGGCGAACGCTGTTCATCGGTGTTGGTGCTGAGCTCTGGAAACAAGTCGCTGTTGGCACATATCCACTCACTCAATCGTTTAGTGTAGTATTCAGCATTGTTTCGGCCTGAGTCAAGCAAGCGATTAAGAGTTGAATTGTCAATCGGCTGCGTGTCGTCGCTTACGCGTTGGTTGATCGTTCCGTTGTCAATCTTGTAAGTGCAATGCGGTAACGCTTCGTAATAACACCACCATGCAATTGCATCGGCCATGTAGGTGTCGCGAAGTATCAAGTAATTGCCGGTAATAGTTCCCGCTGCTGTATCGGTCACGATCTTATTGTATAAGGCGTCACCAAGATAAGGACGCACCCATTTGTCCTGTGCAACGTAGGCCGAGCTGTTCATTATGCTGTCGTCAACAGGTGAATTTATGGGCGTGATCTTCTTGATGTAGTCAAGCGGGATCAGTATTTTTTTGCTTGGGATTGCCATTATTTTCTTTTGTTATCGGGTAAAAATCCTTCGTATGGCATGTCGATCGGTAGCTGAGCAACCAACTTTTCATTTCGTATCTTATAGCCTTGCGCCTCGGCTTTTCTAACCGCGATTGTTTGGGCGTTTGGGTTGTTCACGTCAATACCAAGACCTTCGGCTGATACATAGACTTCCTTCTGCCAATAGTGGTGGCACGCACCGCCGCCTTTGTAGAACCAAATTGAATAGTTGTTTACACCATTTGGACCCCATCCAGGATTCACGGCCTTGTTTTCCATCGCGACGATATCCTCTTTGCGGTATAGTTTGTCGGCTGATAACATCTTGCGGCAGAACTCGCGTGTGTTATCCCTGAGCTCTCCTTTGTAACGATATCGCGTGATAAACAATTTGTTGTCGATTTCTTTGTCTTGCTCGCTGCCCGCGTTCGGTCGTGCGGTACCGGTTGAAACAAAGTTCAACTTCATTTTAAGTTCGGCGTCGTGGTCGTCGTCGTGTTCGGTGTCGGTTTCGAATGAGTCGATGAGGATGTAGCCGTCTACACCGTCACTACCGAGTGCGATAAACTCGTCGAGGTCGTCTTTGACTTCTGAAAATTGCTGTGGTTTAGCCTCGGTTTGTGCTACTGCTTGCGCGGGCGTGATAAGGTCAAGCGGTGAGTTCGGGATTATTTTGACTTCACCCATTTTATTGAACCTTTGAATACGGTTGAATGAGTTTTCAATCATTCGCTGTTTAGGCTCAATCATGTGGGCGTTGAACAGGGCAAAGCCGACTTTCATTTCGTCGGTGTTTGAGGATAGGCCATTGCCGCTTTCGGCAATACCGAATATGCGTGGCGTAGTAACGCGGTGGCCAATGAATATGCCTTCGAGACTTTGACGGTGCGCGAGTTCAAGGTATGTCGTGTTGGCCTCCGTCATTGGGAAGGCTTCAACGAGTGGTGACGTATCGGTTCCAGCCTCGTTAAAAGTGGCTATGAATTTACCCGTGTTCTTTGCGCCTGATAAACTACGCTCCCATTCGCGAAGGATCTGCGCCTTTTGATCGGGTTCTGGTATGCCATTTCGGAAGTTTATGATGAATGATGGAAACAAGCCATTCAGAAACGAGTTGACATTGTACAATGCCATTTGTCTCGCTGTCTCGATGTGGTTTATTGCACTCCAATAGTCGGGCTTTGGGTACTTGTCGAGGCCGTCGGTTGGTTCGGCGACGATGATGCAGCCGCGTGACTGTTCTTTTTCCCTCTCTTTAAATAGCGGAATAAATATTGGTTTATTCGCTTTCTTAGTGGTGTCGTGCCAATCGCGCGAATAAAATAACCCCGTGACGTAGTTCGTGGCCTTGTCAACCGCCAAACGGCAGGCCATGAAAGGAAGGTGATTTACTCTTGTGATTTCCGTGCCTTCGACTGAACGAATGACTTCCAGGTAAAAACCGCCCTGCGTTTTGAGGTCGGATGAAATCGCGGGTAGAAGAGGTGCAAGGTCCAAGCCGTCTGGGCCACTCAAACCCTTTCCTGCAATCATGTCGCCAATGGACTTGCACAAAGCGCCGTGCACAGGTGATGAGTTTTTAAGATCAATTAGGTAGGCAGGGAAGTCGTTGTCAGCACCATAAGTCAACCAGCCATTGCGATCAACACCTTCCTGAGTTGACACAGGTGTGTAGACCTCAAAGTTCATGGTCTGAACGTTGCTTTTGTCCTTCTTAACTTCGGGTTTATTGATCTGCTCGGTAGTCATCTGCGGTGTTGGCTGTTACGTTGACAAATATAGTAGGGGTTTCGATCAAAACTGTACCGCGTTCAACAAGTCCGACAACAACTTCGTCGGTCGGGTCAAGGTTCGAAGAACTGTTTTGACCATAGACTTTGTATTCGTAGAAACCACCCGAATCTAAACCCACGGTTGTAAGCGTGAGTTGTGTGTAGCGTGCGTTATCTTCTACGATTGTAGGCACTTGCGCGAGGTCTTGTCCAAATGCGCTGTTTTCCTCGCGTTTGATGATGAGAAGGTAATGCGTGAAAGTGTCTGCAAAGTATTGCCTGCCCTCATCGAGTGTGAAGTAGGCTGTTTGATTGGCGGTATCGGGTTGTAATTTGATCATTTTACAAAAAAAGGGCGGGCAAATACCCACCCTTTTTATAAAGATAACATGAGATACAGAGATTATGAAGCGCCGCTATATGGTGGCGAAATCGTGATGTCAGCGAAATTGTCGAATGGAACCGTTGTGTAAGCCTCACACTTTTCAGCGGGAAGTGGTTCGTCGGCTGTGAACGTAAATTCATAACCGTTGAAGTCTCCGCGCGCCTGACCTGTTGCGGCCTGACCCGCAGAAAGGAAACCACCTGTCTGACGACCTGCGCAGAAGATTTGATCATCCATTGTTCTCACGAACATGATCACCTTTGCGCGTGACAGTAGGTTGAATTCTTTTCTTTTGGCTGCGCTCAAACCACCCAAACGAAGGGTAACGGTCTGCTGAAAGAAAAGCGTGCCATTTTCCTGTGAAGGCTGCGAAGCATCGGTAAACGAAGCTGAGGCCTTTAGAGGTACATAGCGATAAAGTGTCGCCGTCGGAAGCGCGTCAATTTCGCCCGTAGTGCCATCGAAAGTAATGCCCGAATCGAAATTATCCCAATTGGAGAAGAACACTTCTTTGACACCGCCCGCACCTTCGAGACAGTCTGTGGTAAATCCTTGTGTTAATAGACAAGCCATGTTGATGTATTGTTGAAGGGCGGCTTTGATACCGCCCCGTTATTCATTTGATGATTACGACAAGCCTACTCCGTAAGCTGCGATTTCAGAAGTGATTCCGAGTTGCGCGCCTGCGTAGAAACGTGTCGAGATACGGACATTCTGTGAAGCATCGAGGTCTTCCATGTCGAGTACCTTCACTTGGTTCATGTCGCTTTCGAGCCATGTACCGTACCACAAGTTTGAAGGCTGTACCATGTACATGGTGTTTGCTGCCATACCTGGACAAACCTTGATGTCGTACAATCCCATGTACTTCAATCCTTCCATCTTTGGACCGAGGTTCGCATACCAACCGTTACCGGCTGCGATTTGCGCCTGCATGAACAATTCCCAAGTGGCGTAGTTCATGTAGATTGCAGGCTTCTCAGGCGATGCTTTCACAGCAACAGGAGATTTTGCAATCAACAGGTCAATTTTTGCGATGATGTTCGCGGCAGTCAACGCCACAGGCGACGCAACAAAGTTGATGTCACCACCAGCATTTGCGTCGATCAATGTACCGAGGCCATCGAATTCGCCTGCTGCACCATTTACACCCTGCCAAAGCACGCGCTCCATGTTAGCGGCTGAGCCACTTGTAACGCGTTCGAGGATAGCGGCGAGGATCTGCGCATTTACGCGACCGCTCATCACGTCTTTTGTTGACCAATCGGTGAAGAAATCTTTCTTACAGATTTGGCGCTGCACCTGAAATTCTTCAAGTGTCAAAATGCGTTCTGTGAGTG